TTGAAGTCGCTACATGTTGAAGTTTGCGAATTAATTGACAATAGACCTGAGTTAACATATGCGAGTGTTGCTGAGGCTATTGGAGTAAGCGCGCAGTACATGTCCAAATTTAAGAAAAATGGAACCATTAATTTTAGTGGTCTTTTAAAGTTGGCAAAAGTATTAAGCTTTCCTGATCAGAACTTTAGAATGACTATGAGTAATTTTTGCTTAAAAGTTGATACAACAGAATTAATTAAACAAAGCTTTGAATATGCAGCAATTACTAGGGATATTGCATTGTTAAAAAAGCTGATCGAGAAGTATCGAGATGACCGGGGGAGCATTAAGGAGTATGTAGATGTATATGAAATCTTGTATAAATATATAGTAAATGAGATTGGTGGTAAATCATTAATTAACAGCTTGCAAACACTACGACAACCAACCGATTGTTGTTTGCGGATACTAATGGATATAATGAAATGTTATAATTATTATTTTTCTAAAGATTTTCCTATGATGATTGGACTGGGCAGAGAAGTAGAACAAAGTTTGAAGCATCTAAGTGGTGGCCGGAAAGATTTTATTTTGCATTGTTACTTTCACAGAGTGTATGAGATTTTAGCGCCTGTATACTTACGATTAAATAATCGTGATTTGACAAGAAAGTATGCTGCTGTGTTAAAAGGTTCAAATTTTTGCTCAAAAACTGTTTCTGATGCAACATATTTAATGGGTATGTCTTATTTACTTGAAGATAAACAGAAATGTTTGTCGCTATTAAAAGAAAGCTATGAATTATCAAAAGCTATTGGAGAGAAAATATTAGAAACTGAGGCACTTTATAATTTGAAATTGGTTGAATTATACTATGAATTAGAAAATAATCAGTCAACTAGTAATTTGGACGGAATAGAAAGATTGGCTTCGAGGTTCTATCAAAAAGAAAACGAAGATTTTATTGTATTATTTAAGGCAATGAGAGATAATTCTAATAAAAGTTTGCATAATTGTCTAAAGCAATTCTTTAGTCAAGGCAATTACTTTTTTTCTAGTTTAAGTGCAAGAGAGTTATATAAGCGGGGAGAAGATTCTGCTATAATTGAATGGATGATGGATTATCAATATGAGGTAGGGGGGAAGGATTTTGAAGAAATCAATATTGATAATGTCGTTAATGATGACTTTAATGGCAATGCCGTTTGTTACTAATCAAGGATTCGCAATGAAGGGCATTTATGCACCTTCTTATGTGGATATTAAGCCTGGTGGATAAACTAAAAAAGAGCTACTTAGCAAATTTGCTAAGTAGCTCTTTTTTAGTTTGTCAATGTTTTTTGCGAAAAAAATTAAAATCGATTTTTGGCTAATCTTGAGACGTGTATAAGGATTAGTAATAAAATTATAGGAAAGGGGCTAATTTACAGTAGGTGTCGAGATAATCGTTTATAGAGGAGATTAGATAATATGAATAAAGTAAACGGGGAAAAAATTCAACAGGAATGGAAAAACGTAGAAGAAAAAATTAAAGCGATGTTAGTACTGGAACAAATTTTTAGTGAGGATGAAGAGTTTATACATATGGTCAATAAAATTAAAACCATGATTAATACTCAATAATCATGGTTTATTTTTCGTGTATTTTAAGTAAGTCATCAATTAAATTTATAATCGTTTGTTTTGTTTCGGATGGCATATTATCAAGACGCTTCATAAGTTGGGCAGTTTCAGAATTAATCTTTTCAGTTTGAAAAGAAGGCTCGGTTTGTAATCCTAATAAATAATCTATCGATACACCTAATACGGTAGCTATTTTATAGGTATTTTCTCTCGAAGGGCTTTTTCTATTAGTTTCGTATAAGGATATTGCAGAACGATTAACATGTAAAGCGTCTGCTAATTCTTGTTGGGAGATATTTTTTTTAGTACGAATAGCTTTGATACGGTCTCCTAATGTTACCATTACTAACACCCTCCGGTTAACTGAATTAAACATTTCTATGATTATAATAACTAAAATAAGTAAATGAAGCAATGCTTTTTTAGTAAAACCATTAAAGTACATAAAAAAGGTTTGCAGAAGAAAGTATTTTGTTATATGATGTTAACAGAAGTAACTTAGGGGGATGAAGATGAAAAAATTTGATGGTAAGAAGCTTTATTTATTAAGGAAAAATAAAGGTTTTTCACAGAGAGAATTAGGAGAGTTATTAGATTGTAGTCATTCTTTAGTTAACCTGATGGAAAATGGTAAATTGCAACCCACAACTGCGAAGTTATTGGGGATTTCAAGTATCTTTAAGGTTTCTATAGATGAGTTGTTTATTGATTTTTTTTAATTTTATAGTTAACAGAGGTAACTTAAACTGTAGAATCTAGAAATTATTTTTACGAGGAGCGATCTCCATGCATAAAAACCTATACATCGCTAGAAAAGAGCAACGCATGACACAAGAGAAAGCAGCAAATTTGATTCATATTGCACCGAGAACATATTTTGCTAAAGAACACGGTAAAAGTGACTTCACCCTAAAAGAGGCTCAAAAACTAGCAAAATACTTCAAAACAACAGTGGACGAGCTGTTTGAGAAATAGAGGGAGGGAAAACAAGTGAAAAATGGTAAACGACCAACGAAGCGAGAGAAGATACATATTAACTCGTATAAGTTAAATCCAGAAAATTGGTTGATCTATAAGAAAGCGGATGGACAACTACATTTGATTTATCGTCATACGAATCGGGTACGAGTCATTCCAAGTGCGTAGAGTGTGTGAAAAAGAAAAAGGACTCTAGCGGAATGCTAGAGCCGTCAACATGGAATGTGAGTATTCTACACGAATGTATTATAGCATAACTTTTCTAAACCTATATAGATGAATAATATGCAATTATGCATGAACCATAAGAAAAAAGCCCTATAAAGGGCTTTCCGATACCATCTAATGGGTGTTAATGAGAATATGGTATCTATGCAAATAAAATATCATGAATCAATCTTGAAAAATACTGGTAAATGTATCCAAATTAGCGCTATTGCATGTAAAGAAGAGGAGAAACCAACATGACCAAATCAGTTCTAACAAAAGACTTACAAAAGAAACAAATACTCGATGAATTCTTAAACTATTGCGAACAAAAACAAGTAGAAGCACTCAAAAAGAATGATCCCTATCAGTTTTGCATCTGGATCAAAGAAGCTCGATTAGCCCGAAAGGAATTGGCAGCACTGTTTATTGTGCGAAAGAGAAGTATGATGAGGAACGTGCACGTATTCAAGGGATTGTAAGGCGTTTGAGAAGTGTAGGTGTGAATGCGGATGTTGTGGAGAGGGTGCATGGTATTACATTTTTTGAGGAATGCGTTTAAATATGAAAAAGCCCTATAAAATAGGACTTTTTCTGTACCTAGCCATCATATTTGATGTAAATGAACATTCATCTTAATTAGTATATCATATGTAAACGGATTCGTCAGTATGTAAATTTATAACCAGACAAAAAGACCTGAAATCAGGTCTTTCTATCCGCGATACTAGTATAGAGCAAGATACCAAACTGAAAACACAAGCTACTCGAAAGCTCTTATAGTATAACAAATCATGTACATAAAAGACAAGTAGATAAGTTACGAGAGTGTATGTTGTGGAAGGGGTGAGAACAGGAGATGAGTGAACAGATATTTGAGGTGGAAACTTTTGCGAGGAATGGTTTTACAGTACGTCACGCGTATGTAGATCTCACAGGGGATTTAATAGCGGGGATTTTGTTGGGACAAATTGTGTATTGGTATCTGCCGAATGAGCAGGGGAAGAGTAAATTGAAAGTGAAAAAGAATGGTGCATTTTGGCTGGCGAAAAGCCGTGAAGATTGGGGGAGTGAGATTCGCATTACACCGAAACAATATGACCGAGCGATTAAAATTTTAATAGAAAAAGGGTTTGTAAATGTGCAAACATTTAAGTTTAATGGGGCACCTACACATCATATTCAACTCAACATTCTTGAAATAAACCAAAGGGTAAAATCCATTTTGACCTTTGGGAAAATTCCAAATGCCTCTTTGGATGAAATGGAACTTACCGAAAGGGGAAATTCTTTAACAAAGATTACTACAAAGACTACTACAGAGATTACTACAGGAAAAGACACTATCCCCTACGAAGAGATTATTTTGTATTTGAATGAAAAAGCCAATAAATCATTTAAACATCAAACCCCTAAAAACAGAACGTTAATTAAAGCGAGATGGCAAGAAGGATTTATCCTATCGGATTTTCAGAAAGTTATTGATCAAAAAACAGTGCAGTGGTTAACAGATGCACGTATGAAACAGTATATACGACCAGAAACGTTATTTGGAACGAAATTTGAAAGTTATCTAAACGAAGAACCAATGAATCATTCAGACGGACCAAATGGGGGAGGAACGAATCATGCAATCGCTCGGAAAGACAATCGCTTCATCGAAGCATACGACTTTTAAAGAAGGGGTCCAACAGTATACGGTGTCAGCGAATCGATGTCAAAATATATTTGTAGTTGGACAACATCATATCAAAGATGTTTGTAACAAACGGATGTTGAAGGATATTGCAACGAAAGAAGAATTTTGCCCACATTGTAGAGTTGTGGAGCAGGAAGACCAACGGTTAGCGCAAGAAACGGTACACATCAAACAGAAACAGGAAATTGTAAGTTTGTATGATTCGTTTGCGGATCATAGTTTAATTAATGAAAAATTGAAAAAAGCAACGTTCGAAAATTACATACCACCGAACAAATCGTTATCAGGTGCCAAACAAGACTTGAAATATTTTGTAGACTCGTTTGCGCAAACAGAACCAACAAGTCGTATTCTGACAGGTGGGTATGGAATTGGCAAAAGTCACCTTTGTGTAGCGGCTGCAAAAGAACTCATGAAGAGAGGGCACAGCGCACTGTTTATTCAAATGAACATGCTGTTTACAAAGATTAAAGAAACCTGGAATAAAAATAGCGAAATGACAGAAGGAAAGCTGATGTCACTTCTCACAAAGGTAGATGTATTGATTTTGGACGATTTTGGAGCGGAATGCACTGAAAAGGATAGAGAAGGGGTAACCTGGAAACAAACGAAAACGAATGAAATCGTGGATAGCCGTGTCGGAAAAAGTACATTATTTACTACGAATTTTACGGTAAAAGAACTAGGGGCAATGTATGGAGAACGAGATTTTAGCAGGATGATGGAAAATGCAGAGGTGCTACACATGCAGGGTGAAAATTATAGATTGCGAAATTTCAAAAAAATGATATAGGAGGAGATAATCAATGGGAAAGCGTATGACAGAGTTACAGTTAGAAAATTATACGATGGCCGCGCAGAATCGAAAATATATGAAGAGTGAACGCCGCAAACTCTATATTGCATTAGAAGAACTGGACATGTTTTGGGATGAAGATGATGTATGGCGAGTACAAGAGGCATGGAACAACAATGAGAGTGTATTTGCAATTGGTCAGAGGATAGAACGAGACCCAGATGAAGTGGCTTTACTTCTTATGGATTTAGCAAGAAAAGGAAGGATTGAAAAAAGAGTCATAGGGTTAGGCGCATGAGACAACTCACATTTGAAGATGTGGTAGGTAGTTTGGATTACAAAGCAGAGTGTACAGCAGAACGGTTTGTATCGCAGTGTATAGCGAAACGAACATACGCAGTAGGTTTTTTTGATCAAGATGAAAAACAAAGGTTGTTCTGGTTTGAAGCAAAATCTGGGGCGGGAGCGGAAGAGCAAGCCAGGGATATGTTCGGAAAGATTCAAGTCATCATGGTGTATGTGTCCAAGCTGACGTTACAAGAAATTATGGAGCTAGATTAAGGGTTCCTTCTAGAAAATGTAGGGGAGAGGTGCTGGATATGAAGGGAGAAATCAATGTAACGATAAATGGCGTATATATTGTGACGGATGGAGCGGCCACATGGGTGAAACCGCCAGAAAGTGGGTATGGGCAACAAGTTGTATATTGGGTAAATGGAAAGGTGACACATACACAAACAACAGCAACTGTTAAATTTCAGTCATAAAATTTGAATTTTGTAGAAAAGGAGAATTGAGAAATGCCGCAAATGCAAACATTTTCACATAACATGTTCGGGAATGTAGAGATTTTTATCAAGGATGGAAAAGAGTACTTTCCAGCAATCGATGTTGCGAAAGTTTTAGGGTACTCCAATCCTCATGATGCTTTAAGTAAACATTGTAAAAAAGATGGGGTCGCGTTTTGCGAGGTCATCGATTCACTCGGAAGAACACAAGAGAAGAAATTCATAAACGAGGGGAATTTATATAGATTACTCGTAAAATCCAAACTCCCACAAGCAGAACAATTTGAAAAATGGGTATTTGATGAAGTGCTGCCAAGTATTCGAAAACACGGGGCTTACATGACACCACCTACTATTAACGCGTTATTACAAGATCCAGACCTGTTGATTAGCCTTGCTTCACAATTGAAAGACGAACAACTCGCTAGGAAAATGGCAGAACAAAAGAATCTCATGTTAACACAGCAGGTTGCAGAAACTGCATCCAAGATTACCTACCTCGATCAAATTCTTCAATCAAAAGATACGGTAACCGTTTCGCAAATTGCAGCTGATTATGGATTGTCTGCCGTTCGATTAAATAAAATCTTAAAGGATGAAAAAGTACAGTATAAAGTAAACAAGCAATGGCTACTATATGTGAAACATCAAAATAAAGGCTATACAAAATCACAAACGGTTGACGTAACGCATTCTGACGGTAGTCGGTCTATAAAAATGAATACGCGCTGGACACAAAAGGGTAGATTGTTTATTCATGACATGTTAACGAAACGAGGAATTATTCCGGAAATGGATAAGAAAGCGGTTTACATGATATAGGGTGTGTGCAGATTGGGAAGGGGAACGAAAGAAAAGAGCAGCTAGCAAAAAGCTAACTACTCTAATCATGGAATGTGGTTCAAAAATGGGTTATCTATAGCATGAACAGAATATTGATTTGTATTCAGAGTGAGGCAATGAAGTTGTTCCAACCTGGTCTTGGTTTACAACAAACACCATTAAAGGTATTGACAATGAAGGCTGCATGAGATGCACTAGAATCATGATAATCTTTTCTATTTTCTTTGGGAGAAACGTTATAAAAATTACCCGAATGAAATGAACCATTGCTTGTTTGAAAGACTACATTTCCAAAGATAGAGGGCATGTTGTTCACCTGCTTTTGAAGAATAAGTTAGTTTTGTATATGAGGAATGAGTCTAGAGGTCCTGATTAAATAATTTTTATAAAATAATTCGTTTGTAAGTATGAACGGATGGGTGCCATGCGCAATTCAATTATTTTTAAATGTAATGGGTATTAAATGAATTAAAACGTCCGAAAATGGATAGTAAGGGTGTTGAAAGAGAAGGAGTGAAGGGTTTGGCTAAGATGAAGAAAAAGAAATTAAAAAAGGCAATCGCTCGTCGTACAAAGGCTATGCAAAAAGAAGAAAAAGACAGACTAGAGAAAGCTTGGAGAAATCTTTTTATATAGCTGAGCATGATGAAATACATATAGTCCGGCTAGAAAACTGGAGGACACCGATTTTTAGAACAGCAATCAAACTGTTTTAGGAAAGGGTGCCCTTTTTCTTATTTTGTAAGGGGGATGGAAAGAATGAAAGCGCGAAGGGATCTATTACGTGAATGGGAAAAACAAATAAAAAAGAAAAAATCAAAAGAGAATTTTAGCACTCGTGAAATTGAGGATTTAATGGGGGTGCATGGACCACGTTATGAGCGTAGACGTGGAGCGTTAAGACAAAAGTAATAAAGAAGAAAAAGGAGTGGTCTGGAATGACGGAGCAATTATCTTTTTTAGCGAAAATAGATCGAGCAGCAACACAAGAGAAAGTAGAGGGGATCCTGGAAAATGTACGTATATATAAGCAATTTGGAATGATACGTAAGGAAATGAAAGTCACGCCTTCTTATAAAGTGAGAGAGCATGGTCCTACACATATAGTTGGCAAACCGTTAGAGGATGTAGCAATCGCTAATTTGCAACAAAGTGAACGTGAAGAGTGGTTGGAGTTAATCTCATTCCGTATTGATCAGTTTTTAAACCGTTTAGGTAATGGCAGTGCGGGAAGAATTCAAAGAGATATTATTAGTAAACGTTATTTAGAAGAAGAGGACGTATGCGATTATATGATTTATAACGAAATCGGAATGGCTGAACGTACGTATCGTCGTTGGAAATCCAGAGCATTTTATAATTTAGCTTTTGCTCTTAGGTTAGAAGTTTATGAAACTGAAGAAATTGGAGGGAATGAATCATGAATTTTGTCCAGCCCATACGTGATCCAGAGCAAATCCAACAAATCAAAGAATATTTAAAAGAAAAGAATGAACGAAACTATATGTTGTTTGTTCTAGGGATTAATACAGGGCTACGCATAAGCGATATTCTAAAATTGACAGTGGGAGATGTACAAGGGAGTCATATTTCCATGCGTGAAATGAAGACGGGGAAGCAAAAACGGATTCAAATCACATCATCTTTAAAAAGAGAATTGAAATGGTTTAATGAAGGAAGAGGAGAGGAGGAATATGTACTAAAGAGTAGAAAAGGAAAGAATCGACCAATTGGTCGTAGTATGGCATATAAGATATTAAAGCGTACGGCTGGAGAGTTTGGATTGGATGAAATTGGTACCCATACATTACGCAAAACTTACGGTTATCATATGTACTTGCAAACGAAAAATATAGCGTTGTTAATGGAAATTTTTAACCATTCAAGTGAAAAAGTAACGTTACGGTATATAGGTGTAAACCAAGATGCAATGGATAAAGCAATGAGCAGATTCAAAATCTAATCATTGTTTTTTCTTTTTGTATGCGTAGCAATGAACCATAAAATTCGAACTGTCGCATTGAAAAAGGAAGGTTTGATAAAACCATAGATAACAAGGATTCTGGTGTTTCAATGAATGACACACAATATAAGATATGGGTAATTAAAGAGAGTCTAAAAAAGGTTTAGTGCGCTGCATTTAATTGTCAATAATGAAAAAAGGATATGAGAAGAGACTTTTTAAGTATAGTCGGGAGTTGGAATGTAAGATATTATTACCTAGGAGAAATTAAGGTATTATCAGCTATACATATACATCAGTGGAATTTAGGTAGATGGGGAGTTTAAGATGCCTCATGAAATTCGAAATGATTTTTGTATTTCATGTATATGGACAGCTAAAAAATTATAGTGAAGGAGTTTTTTTATGGTAAGAAAATTAATGTTTTTAATGGCGTTCAGTATTGTAGGTTTCGCAGTTGTTTCAGGAATGGATACATCGAATATGTTTATGATTTCTGCGCAATTCGGTCTTGACACTGCATTTGTAAGTCAAATTGTCAACTTAGTAGAAGCGGGAGTAGGAGTTTGGACTATAATGGGGATGTTTGCAACTCTTAATGTTGTTGGAGTAGGGGTTTTGTTCGCTATAAAAGCAGCCTTGAACAAAATGACAAAAGCGGTTGTTATTACGTATTAATCTAAGGTTTAATGAGTAATACTAAAAAGTTTTTATTACTTGTTGTTACGTATATTTTGCTTTTGGCTGCTATGTTATTTTTTGATTTTAAAGATGGTTCATTTGATTTGTCTCAGAAAAAAGGTTTTTCAGAAATATTATCTAATAATGTTATGGTTACGTTAAATATAATTCTTTTCGGAACACTATCTTTTGGTGTTATTTCGCTTGTTTTAATTATCTTTAATGCAATTATTCTAGTTACAACTATTAAACTTGGCTTTTCCCGCTGGGGATTAAGTGTTTTTGCAGGGTTATTACCTCACGGCATTTTTGAGATTTCTGCAAATTTGTTAGCACTTGTAATCGTTTGGAATATTAATAGTTTAATAGTCTATAAGCTACTAAATAAAAGGCACATCGATTACCGAAGTATACTAAACAATAACCTTAATTTATTCTGTGGCATGATTTTTCTTTTATTTATAGGTGCATGGATTGAATCAAATTTCTCACATATGCTTATTATGAGGTTAACGCAATGATTAATAATGGATTATTACATAGAATTAATAGCAAATATTTGATTTTATTAGTTATATTTAATTACTTTTTAATGTCTTTTATACTATTTGATCAAGCCTTTTTCATATTTGCAGAAAAAAGTCCCTATCTGCCTAATGATGATCAAAAATTTATGTTGAAAGGTATAGTAGCTATTTTTAATACGTCATTTTCTGTAGGAGCCATATCGGTATTTGTGATTATCCTATCTACATTGTTTGTAGTATTTAGTGACAAGGAACATGACGTGCCTAATATGATTTTATTCAAGGCGTTGTCAATACTATCTTTTTTTCAATGGATAGACGTCTTGCTTATTAGAACCATTGGAAGTAAAATTTATAATGAGTATATATATGTATTCAATTTCATTTCATTGTTTATGAATATTGTAATAGTATACTGTTTGTTAAGAAATGTTTTGAAAAAAAAGAATTTGTCGATAACAATTATTGCTTACATTATATTTTTTATTCTGGGTAAAATGATTTACACATTGTTCTCATAGCATATATATGAAGGGATGATAAGGGTATGGTACAGAATAAAGATACTGAGGAAGAAGAAAGTATTTACTTGTATATTCCAGCTATTGGTTTTGCACTATTTGGTGTAGGTATGATTCTTTATATGTTTATTAGGTGAAAATTAGAACTTTGATAGTCTAGTTTTTCTGCTTTTGTATAATATCTGTGTTTTTTTGTTAGAAAATAGAAATAAGTATATTTCGTTAATTTCTAATAAAAAAACATTAAAATTGGCAGAGTCATGACCGCTTTTTGGCAGAAAAAGTATCGGTTGTTTTAGAAAAAACGTGTTATATTTGTATGGTGAGAAGTGGCGGAAAACACGACTCATAAAATTTCTTTATAATATATTTTGTCTAAACGATTTATAGTGACGGCATCTAAAATCCGAAACCAGATTTCGATGGTATAAGGTTGAATGTAGTCGTTGAAGTGAAAAGCATCCGTAATGGGTGCTTTTCCTATTTTAAGGAGGAGCGGAAGTATGTTTTTCAAAAGAAAGGAAAAGAAGAATGAGAAAGTAGCTCAGAGTAATTTGAAACGAAATAACGAAAGAGCACATAATGATGTGCTCATACATACCGCAGCATCAAGTGTAATAAATTCTAGCTCAGATTACAGTGGTTATGATAGCAGCAGTTATTCATCTTCTTGTTCGTCACATTCATTATCAGATTCAGGAAATTCATATAGTAGTTCATCAAGTTGTGATTAAGTAGCCAAGTGGCTCTTTTTATTTTTGAGGAGGCTGAAGAATGATTGTAGAAACAAGAAAAACAATAGCGGGCACAGAGTATTGGGATAACGAAAAGAAGAAGAGTCTATTTGTTCCAATTAGTGAAGATCTAGGTTTTGAAATAACTGTAAATCCAGCGAGTATGCTCGTCGGTGTGGGTGTAGCGGGTGGTTCAGACACAACAGTGGTTAGTGAAGTGCCAGTACTAAGTAACATGACAGTCAAAGAGTTACGTGAGTATGCTTATGAGTTAGGCATTGAGATTTCAGCTGATGTTAGAAGGAAAGAAGACATCATTGAATTGTTATCATGAAGTATTGTGACTTTAACGGCTGCGGTAACAAGATAAACAAAGGACGTTACTGCGGGGAACATAAGCGTAATAAACTAAGGAAGAAGAAAGATAAGAAGAACATCTACCATCATGAGAACAAACCATTCTATCGTACGGATGCATGGAAGCTTGTCAGGTCTCAAGTTTACGAAAGAGAGAATGGTTGCTGTCAACGATGTGGAAAGTTCGTCTTTGGTAGGCGTGCTCATGTTCATCACGTCATACCAATCAAAGAAGATGAAACACTTAAATTAGAAGAGAATAATTTAAGGTTACTTTGTCCAGTTTGTCATATTTTTGAAGAAAATGAGGATAAACCGACAAAAGTTTTCCCAAGTTATTTTGGAAGCCCCCCTATCAAAAATTAAAATTTGTCATCAGGGGAGGATAGGTAGCTTGGGGGGCATATCAATAGTTGCACCATTTTTAAAAAATGAAGGGGTGTGTGAAAATGGCTCGAATGTCAAAGAAGAAAAAGTTGGAAATGCTAGATGTTGCAAGGGATGAAGAACGAAATAGAATCATAAAATTATTGACTGAAGATGACAATTTCACACCTTCCTTAGAACCATTAATTGATAATTATTTAGATGCTTTTATCATTTATAAAACGATGTTTGAAGAATGGAAAGCCGATGGTTTTGCTCCTACAAAAACGCATAAAAACAAGGCTGGTGCAGTAAATGAAATGAAACATCCGCTCGCTCAACAAGTTGAAACCTGGACTGATAAGAAGAATAAAATGTTAGAAGCTCTAGGGATGACGAATAAGGGAAAAAGTGTACAAAAGACACCTAAAAATGCAGGGCATATTCAATCTAATGAGCCTAAAGACGAATTAGCAGCTCATCGGAATAAATGGCGGAAAACCCAATGATTATTACACCAGGCGTTAACTATGCTGATAAGTATGCGAATAACGTCATGCGTAATAAAAAGAAGTACCCGAAGTCGATCATTCTTGCTGTAGAACGTTATAAGAAGTGGAAAAAGCGTAAAGATATTTGGTTTGATGTAGATCGAGCGAATGAAATGCTAGATTTCGTTCAAGCGTTCATCCGTCATGTGAAAGGACCACTTGCAGGTCAATTGATGGAATTAGAGCTTTGGGAAATGTTTGTTTTTGCGAATATGTATGGTTGGTATCATAAAAACGAAAAAGGAAAAACAGTCCGTGTTATTCGTGAATCATATGTTCAAGTACCAAAGAAGAACGGAAAAACAATTATCGCAGCAGGTGCATTGCTCTATGCTATGTATGGAGAACTTGAACTTGGAGCGGATTGTTATTGTGCGGCATCAGATTATGAACAAGCGCAAAATGCAGCTGAACCAATTGCACAAGCGATAGAAAACTCCGAACCTCTGGCACGGCATACACAAATTTATAAAGGTGTGAATGGAACAGTTAGTGGTGCTATGTATCGATATAGCATCAATGGAATTGCATATCAAAATAAATTCAAAGTATTAACGAAAAACACGAAGGGTCTTGAAGGAAAGAACCCTTATTTTGTGTTAAATGACGAGCTTCATGCACAGGAAAATATGGACATGTATGATAACTTGAAATCAGCACAGGTTTCGCGAGAGCAGCCAATCATGCTGAATATTTCAACGGCTGGTAAAGGTTCATCTAGTGTTGGCATGCGTGTGTATAAACTAGCGAAAGATGCTCTCGAAGAAGATGACGATGATACTTTATTTGTGGCAATTTGGGAGCCGAATAAAGGCTGCGATTGGACGGATAGAAAAGTTTGGGAGATGGTTAACCCGAATATTGGTATCTCTGTTACTATGGAGACCCTTGAGACGGAGTTTAAAAAAGCGCAGAAATCGGCACATTCGAAAGCTGAGTTCCTTTCTAAGCATTTAAATGTTTTCGTAAATGGAGCAGATAATTATTTTGAACAAGATCAAGTACAGCATGTACTTGTGGAAGATTTGGGTGATCTTACAGGCGAAATTTGTTACTTGGGATTAGACTTATCTAAAACAACAGATTTAACATGTGTAAGTTTAAATTTTCCTTCACATGATGAGGAAGGAAGGTCGATTATAAAAGTGAAACAGATGTATTTCCTTCCTAATGAAAATATTGATTTTAAAGAAAAAGAGGATAACGTTCCATATACAGATATGGTTGAACGTGGTTTTGCTACGTTTTGTGATGGGAAAATGATTGACCAGGATCAAGTTATGGAATATATCGTTGAATGTATGGATTTGTACGATGTACAACAAATAAACTATGATCCAGCAATGTCCCAAAAGTTAATAGAGAAGCTTGAAAACCTCGGTTTAGAATGCATTGCAGTAAATCAGTATCCAAATGTTATGAATGCAATGCTTGATGATTCAGAAATACTAATTTATGAAAAGCGTTTAATTACAGACAATCCTTTATTTGTTTATTGCGCCCTTAATGTTGTAGTAGTAACAAATATTAACGGAATGAAAGCCCCAAGTAAGCGACAGTCCAAAAAGAAGATTGATGGATTTGTTGCTTTTTTAGTTGCTCACAAAGAAACGATGATGGTTATGGATAGCATAACAGAGGAAGGTATGGATGAATTGATTGGTGATATTTATCGATAGAGAGGCGGTGAAAAATTGGGTTTAAGGGATAGATTTTCAAATTACGTATTTAAAAAGGCTGAAAAGCGTGGTTATCTTGATGATGTTTTAGGAAAGAGCATTCGTTATGGTGGTGTGTATGTTACAGATTCAAACATCTTACAATCTAGCGATGTTTACGAGTTGTTACAAGATATCAGTAATCAAATGGTATTGGCTGATATCGTTGTGGAAGATGAATTCGGGAATGAAACTAAAGATGATATTGCACTTCGTATTTTAAAGAATCCGAATGATTATCTTACACAATCTGAATTCATTAAATTAATGACGAATACTTATTTACTCGAGGGAGAAACGTTCCCTGTATTAAATGGTGCTCAAATACATTTAGCTTCAAATGTATTTACAGAGTTAGATGATAATTTAGTAGAGCATTTTAATATTGGTGGTCACGAAATTCCTCCGTTTATGATTCGTCATGTGAAAAATATTGGCGCAGATCATGTAAGAGGAAAAGGCCTTCTTGATTTGGGAAGAGATACACTTGAGGGCGTTATGTCAGCTGAGAAAACTTTAACTGACAAATATAAAAAGGGTGGACTATTAGCATTCTTGTTACATTTAGATGCCCATATCAATCCACAGAATGGTGCGCAGTCAAAATTAATCAATGCAATTTTAGATCAACTGGAATCAATCGATGAAGCAAGGTCTGTAAAAATGATTCCTCTTGGAAAAGGGTATGCAATAGACACACTTAAAAGCCCGTTAGACGACGAAAAGACCCTAGCATACCTAAATGTATATAAAAAAGATTTAGGTAAGTATTTAGGCATAAATGTGGATACATACACAGAGCTAATCAAAGAAGATATTGAGAAGGCAATGATGTATATCCATAACAAGGCAGTTAGACCAATAATGAAAAATTTTGAAGACCATTTGAGTCTTCTTTTTTATGGTCAAAATTCGGGGAAACGAATTAAGTTTAAGATCAACATTCTTGATTTTGTTACTTATAGCAACAAAACGAATATTGGTTACAACCTTGTGCGTACAGCTATTACTTCACCTGATAATGTCGCTGATATGCTTGGATTCCCTAAACAAAATACAAAGGAATCACAATCTATTTATATTTCAAATGATATAACTGAAATTGGTAAGAAAAAAGAAACGGATAGTTCATTGGGGGGGGAGGTGACTAAATGTGAAGGGAGATACAATTCATGTTAGTTGTGGAGACATGGATATTAGAATTCATAAGAAAAGTCCTACCATGTTCGATGTGGTAGTTGGAAATTGTAGGACTGGAAATGGTATTTTGATGTGTTCAGTAGAACAAGAGAAGCCTCCCTATTTGTTTTATAAAATTGTTAATCTACGGGTTTATTCAAAAGAGAAATTAGCCATTGGTTCTCCGAGTATATTGCTTCAATTTTTAGAAATGAAAGGATGTGAAAACGATGAAAATTGAGGTCCGAGGGAATCAAGTCATACTTGATGGTTATGTAAATGTTGTGGATAGAGAAAGTCGGATGTTGCCTTCTCCGAGGGGGTATTTTAAAGAAAGAATTGTCCCTAAGGCGTTTGAAAAAGCGTTAAAGAAAGCGAAGAATGTGGACTTGCTTTTTAACCACAATAAAACTAGAAAGCTTGGCTCTATTGAAAACGGAAATCTGGAGTTGTATGAAGACACTATTGGTTTAAGAGCCATCGCTACAGTTACAGATGAACAAGTGATTCAAAAGGCCAAGAATAAAGAATTACGTGGTTGGTCATTTGGTTTTGTTTCTGAAAAAGATTCATGGGAAGAAGGCGAATCTGGTGTTCAAAAACGATCTATTGAAGAATTAGAACTCTTAGAAGTTTCTATTTTAGATATGACACCAGCCTATGTTGCGACTTCCATTGAAACCAGGGGTGAAAATACAGCCATGATTGAAATGAGAATTGAAGAAGCTGCTGTAAAAACGGTTGTGGAAGATGATACAGAAGAAAGAAATAACATTATTAAACAAATAAAAAAAGTCCTGGGGGAAAAGTAACATGAACTTAAAAGAAATCTTAAAAGCATCTCAAGCACGAAATAAAGCTCGATTAGCAGAATTGCAAGGGAAAGTAGAGAAAGGTGAAGTTCGTTCAGAAGAATTAGCAGCGGTCAAGGCTGAAGTAGAAGCATTAACAGAAGAAGCGAAAACTCTTGCTGATGAAATTGCGAAATTAGAAGAGGAAGAAAAAGAAGAAGATCCAGACAAAAAGGAAGAGGATGATCCAGAGAAAAAAGAAGATCCAGCAGCAAAAGAAAATCCCGATGCACAAACTGAACTGTCAGAAGAACAACGTTCCGCTATTTCAGCATCCATCGCAACCGCCCTTTCTACGAAAGGTCATACATCTACTAAAAACAAAGAAAAGGAAACTCGTTCAGCTTTTGCGAACTACATTGTAGGTAACATTGATGAAACGGAAGCACGTGCATTAGGTTTAGTTACAGGTAATGGTTCTGTTACAATCCCGGATTTCTTAAGTAAAGAAATACTTACGTATGCGCAAGAAGAAAATTTCTTACGTCGATTAGGAACGGGAGTGAAAACAAAAGAAAATATTAAGTATCCTGTTTTAGTTAAGAAAGCAGAAGCGCAAGGTCATAAAAATGAGCGAAGTAATAATGAAATACCAGAAACAGATATTGAATTTGATGAAATCGAACTATCACCAACAGAATTTGATGCACTTGCTACAGTAACGAAAAAGCTATTGGCACGTACTGGTTTACCAATTGAACAAATCGTAATGGACGAGCTGAAAAAAGCTTATGTTCGTAAAGAAACGCAATATATGGTAAATGGTGATGAAGCGAATAACATCAATGATGGTGCATTAGCAAAGAAAGCTGTTGAGTTTAAAACAGATGAAAAAAATTTGTATGATGCATTAGTAAAAATGAAAAATACACCTGTGAAAGAAGTACGTAAAAAAGCACGATGGGTATTAAATACAGCAGCATTAACAAAAATTGAAACGATGAAAACAGATGACGGTTTCCCATTACTTCGTCCGTTTAATCAAGCGGAAGGAGGAATTGGTTATACGTTATTAGGCTTCCCAGTTGAGGAAGAAGATGCGATTGACATGCCTGATTCACCAGATACACCTGTATTCTATTTTGGTGACTTTTCTAAATTCTACATTCAAGATGTCATTGGGTCACTCGAAGTCCAAAAATTAGTGGAGTTATTCTCACGTACAAACCGTGTCGGTTTCCGTATTTGGAACTTACTTGATGCACAACTCATTCATTCCCCATTTGAAGTGCCAGTTTATAAATATATCTTGCAGGATGGAACGCAGACGAAACCCTGATGAACCGCTTCCAATTGGAGAAGCGGTGATTGGGAAGAGTTTGATACTTTCATAGGAGGGATGCCAGGATGGGAAAAACAAAAGAAGCAGTCAAAGCATTATTTGTGACGGGATATAAGCCAACGCAACAAGATTTTGCAGATTTAATTGATGTAGCAGGAGTGCAAGGGTCCAAAGGTGATAAAGGGGACAAGGGAGAAACAGGGGCAGCTGGTGTGAAAGGCGTTGACGGAAAAAATGGAACAAACGGCGCCAATGGTGTGGGTGTGAAATCTATTTCTGTAACGGTTGATACTGCTGGGAAAATTACAGGTGGAACATGGATTGGAACAGACGATAAATCAAATCCCATTACGATAAATAGCTAGTATGGGTACTTCATATGAATAATCTAATCGATACATTAAAAGCGCATATTCATTGGGAACAGGGCATGGATGATTCTATGCTCTCTTTTTATATACAACAAGGTCAGCGATATGTAAAAAAAGCATGTGGAAAAGAAGTTGAATACCTGGTCATTATGTGCGCAGGTATTTTTTATGAATATCGTGTGGCAGAAAAAGAATTAGAACAAGCACTGGATGCGCTGACACCGTTCTTTATTCAGGAGGTGTATGATGCCGAAGAGACAGAGCAATAAACTCAAATGGATAGGAGAACTACTGAAATTGGGAGAAACGATCGATCCAGAAACGGATCGAGTTGTGATGGGATATCCATTCGAACGGAACATGCGGTATAACAATATTGGTGTTACAGCAACTGATAAATTTACAACGAAAGATACGAATGAAATTGTAAAGAAAATTGAAGTCCGTATTGATCGTGATATTGAAAATAACCAAAAGGATTATCGTGTAAAAGTTGGTGGCCGTATTTATGATATTGAGCGTATTTATGTGCGTGAAGAAGACCGATTGATGGAGGTGTCATTGTCCTATGCAAATTAATTTTGAGCAATTACGAACGCTTATGAAGCGATTGGGCCTTCCTGTATATCGTGATGAAGCTCCTACAACGGCGAAGTATCCTTATATTGTGTATGAGTTTGTGAATGAACAACAGAAAAGAGCTTCTAATAAGGTTCTAAAAGATATGCCACTTTATCAAATTGCAGTTATCACAAATGGAACTGAAAAAGATTACGAGCCGTTAAAGGTTGTTTTTAATGAAGCAGGTGTGTCTTATTCTCAATTTGATGGAATGGGTTATGACGAAAATGACGACACTATCACGCAGTTTATAACGTATGTGAGGTGTATCCAGTAATGGCTTCAAATAACAATGGTTTTGCTGAAGCTTTAGAAGATATTAATACGCTATTACGAGTGAATAAAAAGGTCGAACTGGATGTATTAGATGAAGCGGCGAAGTATTTTGCTAGTAAATTAAAGCCAAAAATCAAAGCATCCAGTAAAAACAAGCGAACCCATTTAAGAGATAGCCTAAAGGTTCTTGTGAAAGATGATCGTGTATCTGTGGAATTTAAGGATGAAGCTTGGTATTGGTATTTAGTTGAACATGGTCACAAAAAAGCAAAAGGTAAGGGGCGTGTGAAAGGAAAACATTTTGTTCAGAATACCTTTGATGCGGAAGGGGATAAAATTGCTGATATTATGGCACAAAAAATAATAGATAGAATGTGAGGATGATATATATGACAATTGAAAATAAAGAAATTCAATATTCCGTAGGGATTGAAGATTTATATGTGTGCTTGATGAAGGGAAATGAAACTTCTAGTGCGCTACCAACTTATGAGGATATCGTTTATAGACAAACGAATATTTCTGATTTAACGATTTCCACTACTTCTACTAATTTGACAAAGTGGGCATCTAACAAAAAGATTATTAATATTGTCAAAAATACAGCGTTTGGATTAGCTTTTAATCTTGCTGGTCTAAATCGTGAAGTGAAAGATAAAATCTTTGCAAAAACACGCAAAAAAGGCGTGTCTTTTGAAACAGCGAAGGCGAAGGCGTATCCCAAGTTCGCAGTAGGTGTTGTATTCCCTTTAAATGATGGAACAAAAATAGTACGTTGGTATCCAAAATGTACGGTTGCTCCAGTAGAAGAATCTTGGAAAACACAAGGTGATGAAATGACTGTGGATGACATTGCTTACACAATTACAGCAGATCCATTGTTATGTAATGATGTAACACAAGCTGAATTGGATACTGGCGATCCAGAAGCAAAAGGAATTAAAGCTGAAGATTTCCTAAAACAAGTCATTTGTGATGAATCTCAACTAGCACAGCTAGGTGGAACAACTCAAACAGGTAAATAAGGAGGGCAATTATGGCACGTTTAAGTGATTTAGTGAATGTAAATATAACTAGAAACAGCATTAAGATACAGGGTGTTTCAATCCCTGTTATTTTCACTTTTGAATCTTTCCCTTATGTGGAAGAAGCATTTGGAACACCTTATCATAAATTTGAAAAAGAAATGAATGATATGTTAGCTAAAGGTCAATTTAGCCTGGGAGAAAATGAAGCGAAATTGATGCGTGCATTAATTTATGCGATGGTACGTAGTGGTGGTACGGAATGTACATTAGATGAAATGAAAGGTGCCATTCCTATGAATGATTTACCTGACATCTTCATCGTTGTATACGAAATTTTCAGTGGCCAAACTTTCCAGAATTCTGATATGGAGAAGCTGAAGCAAGAAAAAAAGTAAAAAACATACTGACTAAAAACGAGGAATCTCAGTCCGAATTGGACTGGGATTTTTATTTTTATGTCGGTAATACGTTGCTTGGTTTAAGTATGGATGATTTCTGGAAAATCACACCTGCACATTTTCTAAAACAATTCATTATGCATCTCAGATACAACAATCCGGATGCATTACATGAGCAGAAACCGAAACAAATCTACACGCTAGATCAAACACCATTCCTATAAGAAATGAGGTGAGAAAATGCCTGGGAATAGTAAAGAAAGAAACGTTGTTCTTCATTTTAAAATGGATGGCCAAGTTCAGTATGCAAATACATTGAAACAAATCAATATGGTTATGAATAATGCAGCGAAAGAATATAAAAATCATATTGCAGCAATGAGCCAAGATGCGGCAATGACTGATAAACTTCTTGCTGAAAAGAAGAAGCTTGAAATTCAAATGGAAGCAGCCAAGAAACGTACAGCTATGTTACGTGCTGAATATCAAGCTATGTCCAAGGACACAAGTACAACCGCCGAACAACTCAATAAAATGTACGGGAAGTTGCTTGATGCAGAACGTGCTGAAACTTCTCTTGATCATGCAATGAAAAGAGTGAATGAAGGTCTTTCCGAGCAAGCAATTGAAGCCAGGGAAGCACGCGGAACTTTACTGGATTTACAAGAGAATTCTAAAAAGCTTGAAGCGGAACAAAAGAAATTAACTAGCTCTTTCAAACTTCAAAATGCTGAATTAGGAGCAAACGCTAGTGAAGCTGATAAGTTGGAATTAGCACAGAAACAACTACGCCAGCAAATGGAAATGACCGATAGGGTCGTCCACAACTTAGAACAACAATTAAGTGCAGCAAAGCGTGTGTATGGTGAGAATTCTACCGAAGTGCAGCAACTTGAGGCTAAATTAAACCAAGCAAAAACGACAGTAAAGCAATTTGAAAACTCATTACAGAGTGTTGGGCGAAGTGGTTCACAAGCTGCGGATGGTATGGCGGAAATCAATAAGAAACTTGATATGAACAATGTAATGGAAGCCGCTGAAGTTCTACAAGGAATATCCGAAAAATTGATTGAAATGGGAAAGTCAATTGTAAATACAGCAATAGAGTTTGATGGATCACAGAGGAAAATTCAAGCTTCATTAGGGTTGACTGGAAAAGGTGCCGAAAATCTTCAAAAGATTGCTGTTGATACTTGGAAAAAAGGTTTTGGTGAAAATCTTGAAGAGGTAGATAATGCGCTTATAAAGGTCTATCAAAATATGTGCGATGTTCCACATGAAGAATTACAAGGTGCATCGGAAAATGTTTTAACATTAGCTAAAGTTTATGATGTGGATTTAAATGAAGCGACTCGAGGTGCAGGGCAGTTAATGAGTCAGTTTGGTTTATCTACACAGGAAACCTTTGACTTACTTGCTGCCGGTGCTCAAGAAGGTTTAAATTATTCGGATGAATTATTTGATAATTTATCTGAATATGCGCCTTTATTCAAGCAAGGTGGTTTTAGTGCGCAAGAAATGTTTACGATTTTAGCAAATGGAACAAAAAGCGGTTCGTATAACTTAGACTATATCAATGACCTGGTAAAGGAATTTGGTATCCGTGTACAAGATGGTTCGAAAGGTGTATCAGAAGGATTCGGTGATTTATCTGAAGAGACACAAAAAGTATGGAAGTCATTCAATGAAGGTAAGGGAACTGCAGCTGATGTATTCAATGCTGTATTAGGTGATTTACGTAAAATGGATGATAAAGTAAAGGCAAACCAGATTGGTGTTGCTTTATTTGGTGTGAAATGGGAAGACATGGGCGCTGAAGCTGTACTGAGTCTAAATAATGTACATGGTGGTCTTGGCGATGTAACTGGACGTATGGATGAAATGAAGAAACTTCAGGAAGAATCTTTGGGGCAGCAATTTCAAAAAGCATTAAGAGAAACACAGGCTGCGTTAGAACCACTTGGAAAGAAATTTGCAGAATTAGCTAAAGATATTTTACCTCCAATTGTTGATGGAGTTAAAGCTGTAATGGATTGGTTTAGTAAATTGTCTGAAGTCGATCAAACGCTTTTAATCGTGATGGGTGCATTGAGTGCGGCGTTTATTATTCTAACTCCAATTGTAGCAGCTCTAGCTGTTTCATTTGGTGCATTGAATCTGGCATTTTTACCTGTAATAGCTACCATTGCAGCAGTTTCCTTGGTGATAACTGGTATTATCATGTTAATAAAAAACTGGGGTGCCATAACGGATTGGCTTTCTGAAAAATGGTCGCAATTTAAAGATTGGTTTGGTGGATTATGGTCAGGTATAGTTCAGGCATGCAGTGATGGTTGGTCTGCTACAGTTGATTATTTTTCTGGAGCCGGGTCAGATTTTTTAAATATGGCAAATGAGTTCTTTGAACCTGTCGGTCAATTTTTTACTGATTTATGGACTGAAATTTCTGATACAACATCGGAAATTTGGACAGGTATTACTGATTATTTTTCAGAATCGTGGTCTTCATTCATTGAATTAGCAAATAGTATATTGTCTCCTTTGGGTGAATTTTTTAGTGGATTGTGGACGGATATTGTTGAAACAGCTTCTGCATTATGGGGGACACTCGTGCAATCTTGGCAAGAAACTTGGAATACCATTGTTACGGTTTTAGATCCAATTATTTCTTTGATTTCTACGGTTCTTGAGGCAGGATGGTTATTCATACAAGCTGGAGCACAAATTGCATGGGCGGCCATGTCTCAATATATTATACAGCCGATTCAGGAAGCGTATGATTGGGTAAGTAAACAAATTGGTGAATTGGTTGCTTGGTTAGGCACACAATGGGAAATTGCAAAAGCTGTGGCGCAAGTTGCGTGGGGATTATTTAAGCAATATATCGTTCAGCCAGTCCAAGAAGCTTGGAGTACAACAAAAGAAAAATTCAGTGATTTGATTTCTTGGTTAAGTTCACAGTGGGAGACAGTGAAAGCATATACTTCCGCAGCGTGGAATCTAGTAAAACAATATGTTATTCAGCCTGTTCAGGAATTGTGGAATACAACGAAAGAAAAATTGAATGATTTAGCGAATTGGATACGAGGTAATTGGGCCAAAATCCAATCTTATACACTTACAGCATGGAATTTAGTTTATAAATATATTATTGATCCAGTTATTTCAGCTTATCATTCTGCAAAAGAGAAGTTCAATGATATGTACAATACAGCACGGGAAAAGTTTGATTCAGTAAAAAATGCAGCTCAAGAAAAGTTTGATGCAGCAAAGAGGTTTATCATTGCCCCGATAAAAGATGCGGTGGAGAAAGTGAAGGGATTCATTGATAAAATCAAAGGATTTTTCAGTGATTTGAAATTAAAGATTCCGAAACCGGAAATGCCTAAAATGCCGCATTTTAGTTTAGAAACTAGCACGAAAAACATTTTAGGGAAAGACATTACATATCCATCTGGCATTGGTGTACAATGGCGTGCAAAAGGCGGTATTTTTACTAGACCTACAATCTTCGGTATGAGTAATGGTCAGTTACAAGGTGCAGGCGAGGCTGGAAATGAAGCAGTTTTACCGTTGAATAAAAAGACATTAGGTGCGATTGGTGAAGGGATTGCAGCAACGATGTCTACTGAACCAACTGTAATTCATATTTATAATCCTTCAGTGAGGGATGATCGTGATATCGACCGCATGGTCGGAAAAATAGATGATGCACTTGCTCAAAAAGTGCGTAATTCAAAAATAGGAATAGGGAGGACGACTTAATTGTTGGATATAGGAATCGATAATGAATTAGCAAGCAGTTACGGATTAGGTTTAGTAGGTCGTCCAGTGATTCCAACCGCAAAACAAAAGGTAGAACATATAGAAATACCAGGACGACATGGTTCACTTACAAAGAAAGGGGCATATGAAAATGTCCCTTTTAAGGTGAAATTTAATATGTTGGAAAGGGAAAATATTAAACCTTTCATAAGACGTGCAAAACCTTGGTTATTACAAGGGAAAACATTTTTTTTCACAGATGACGATGTACATCGGAAGATTAAGCATGTTGAAATGGGAGACATCACAACGGAAATTGAGGAGCATGGTGAATTTGAGGTGGATTTCACACTAGATCCCTTTGAATATACAGAGGATGTAAATCTAAAGCTCACCAAACCTGGTGTAATTTATAATCCAGGTACAATTGAATCTGATCCTAAGTTTTGGATTTTGGGAAATGGTACTTTCCGTATAACAATCAATGACGTCTCTTTTCAAATAAAAGATGTGAATGGTTTTGTTGTCATAGACTCAGAAATACTTGAAGCATATACCGATACCATATCAATGAATCATAAAATGATTGGGCAGTTCCCCATATTCAACATGGGAGAAAATAAAATAGAGTGGTCAGGATCAATTCAATTTATGGAAATTCGACCTAGGTGGAGATATAAATGATTACTTTATATAAACCAAATGAGACTGATTTTACACACAATGGTATAGGGGCTTTAGATAAAAATATGTATGACGCAACTGTTGAGGAAGAACTCAATGATTTATTTTTATTTTCATTTAGTTACCCATTGTTTGCACCGCGTGGTCTGGAAATAGAGGGAATGAGTATCATTAAAGTTCCTACTCCTGATGGGGATCAGTTATTTCGCGTGGTGACTCCTAAAGTGAGTATGGGAGAAATCAAAGCGGTTTGTTACCATATTTTTTATGATTTAACAGAAAACTTGATTGAAGATATATTTATTCAGCCCACAAATGGTAGTGCAGCTATGGCTAGGTTGTCATCAGGCTGTCAATATAAGCATCCTTTTACTTTTTATTCAGATATAACCAATATATCCACCGCACGTATTGTTCGAAAGAATCCTGTTGAAGCAATGTTGGATACGAGCCAAGATAATTCATTTGTTAATCGTTGGGGTGGCGAATTAAAACGAGATAATTTTGATGTAAAGATGCTCAGAAGCCGAGGAACAAACCGTGGAGTTGTAATTAGGCATAAAAAAGATTTGTTAGGGTATGAAGGAAGTGTGGATTGGAAAAGCCCTACGACCAGAATTATGCCGCAAGGGTTTGATGGATTGTTATTACCAGAAAAATATGTAGATAGTCCACTCATTCATAAGTATCCACATCCAAGAATACGAGTGATTGAATTTCATCATATAAAAGCAGCGATTGGTGACAACGCAAAGGACGAAGATGCCGTTCCGTTGGAAGAAGCATATAAACGATTGCGGCAAGCTGCAAAAGATATGTTTGATGTGCAAAAAGTAGATCAACCGAAAGCAACCTATCAGGTTGCTTTCCAAGAATTATCTCAAACAGAGGAGTATAAAGAATATAAAATCTTGCAGCGTGTTTGGATGGGGGATACCGTTACGGTGAAACATGAGGAAGATGGTATGGATATTCAGGCAAAAGTCATTGCTTATAAATATGACCCCATCAAAAAAGAATATATCCACGTAACCATTGGTAATTTCAAAGAATCGTTTACCGACCTGTCTAGTAAAGTAGATCAAGTGCAACAAGATGTATCCAATATGCCAGGTTCTTTACTGGATGCAGCGAAGGAAAATGCAACAAAATTAATTCATTCGGGATTTGGTGGGAATGTTCGTGTCTATCCAGATCGCGTACTTATCATGGATACCAAGAATGAAATGACAGCTGCGAAGGTGTGGCAGTGGAACATAAACGGATTTGGGTATTCCTCAACTGGGGTAAACGGACCGTATGAGATTGCGATTACAAGTGATGGAAGGATTGTGGCGGATTTTATTACAACGGGAGTGTTGAATGGAAATTTGATTCGAGGTGGAGAAATAACAGGAACGACGCTTCGAACGTCCCATGATTCGAATTATGTTTCGATTACGAAACAATTTATTCGGTTGATGGAATCTGATATCACACGCATTTTTATGGGGTACTATATTAATAAAAATCATACCATGCAACCCACAATTGTATTAGGTGGCAATAATGATATAACAGCAACGCGAGGGGCCGTGTTGGTTTATCAACTGGAAGGTTCGCCTAGTTCGGGAGGTATCGGTATATCGAATGGATATCAAAATGGTGATCCGACAAGAGTCTCTTTTTCGGCATTACTGACGTTTAATCAAAATGGACATGCGGAATTCAAATCGGATCAAAGCCTAGAACTGGAGTCAAAAGACTCGTATGCTTCTTTGAGAAGCCAAAATAATCTTTTTCTGGAAAGTAGAACAGGTGGTGCTTATTTCACGGCAAAAGAAGGATTTAGCTTCCGTCAAAATGGAGACCGGGTTGTGGATTTGAAACAGTCACCTGGTGGAGATAGTGACATCGTATTTCAGAACATTTTATTACGGAATAATAGAAATTATGAAAGTACCTATGTGCAAGTGAAAAGTGGATTAGGGACGTATTTTAACGGTGTTTTCGCATCTGATTTTAAAGTTTCTTCTAAGAGGAAATATAAAACAAATATACGTGATGTGAAAGATAGCATGTTAGACAAGATTATGGATTGGGATATCAAAGCGTATAATCTGAAAGTGGATATGCCGAAGCTCTACGAAAAGCGGATGAATCGAACAGAGGGAGAACCGACCATTACAACGGAAGCGATTGAAACGTACTATGGGAGGGTGATTCCGGATGAGTCCACGGATTCGGGAGTGAGTCTGTATTCGATGACATCGCAGGTAACAAGAGCGTTTCAAGAATATGTGACAAAAACAGATGCGAGATTGGAAGAAATGGAGCCGATACCACGAAAAGGAAATGTAAAACACCGGAATAAGCAAAAGCGGCAGAGAAGACCACCTAGATGTGTGAAAAGGACAAGATAGAAAGAGGTGCAGTTATGCGAAATGAGGAAATCATGATAGATGTAGCAGAGCCTGTGTTTACAAAAATCATTCGTTCCAGGCAAAATGATACAAACGGGTTGAAGCTTACGGTATATGTAAGAGAAAAGGGGCAACCTATCGATTTAACAGGCTGTGCAGTGAAATATGAAGCGACCAATCATACAGGAGGATGTATTCGTGATGATGCGCAAATCGTAGATGCAAAGAATGGTATGTTCGTCTATACATTATCAACGCAAGCTGTTTCCACATCGGATGATTGGACAGCTTATTTTGTGATGGAAAAAGGTACAGAACGAATGAGTACACCAGACATTCGTATGGTTTTAAGACGAGATGTAAAAGAAGGGAATATCAAAATAGAAAACTATATTTCTGAGTTTGATGGGGCAATGGAGCGTGTAAAGGGATATCGAAAAGAAATGGATGACGCGAATAAAAAAATAGGTGAGTTAAACCCGTATATACAAAGTCAGTTTGAGACAACCAATCAAAAAATCAAAGAAATCACGCCGTATATAGAAGAGCAATACCTGAAGACCAATAAAAAAATTGAAGAGTTAGGTGCAAGTATTGCGGCAAATGGTGTGGTGAAAAAAGTCGGAGATACCATGACGGGACCGCTTGTCATCGACCATAAGGGAGTGGAATCCCCGTTGCAAGTTTCAAATCCATCCGGACGATTTCGATTTCTTCCGCAGAAAGATTGGAATACCGTGGAAAGCGGTACGGTAGATGGAAAAGCGAAAAATCTGAATGTCACAGGAACGAATAACACCATGTTAGACAAGGTCCAAGTAAAGACAAAGGAATGGATGATAGAAGGAACAGCAAGACAAGCGATTGTTGGTATCGGGACGAATGAGGTATATATGGGGAATGCAGTCACCAAGAAATATCTGCAATTCAAAGACGATGGTACATTTTCTTATAGCGGGAAAAAAATAGGCTTAGTAGAGGATATGGCGGAGGAGACCAAAAAGTTCATGCAAGGATTTACGAACTTTAAAAATGGCTTTCATTCTAATGGCAATGGAAATTCCTTTTTTTATGGAATAGACCAGTTTGGATGGAAACATATACAAGGGCTTGTAGAAGGCGGGAGTACAGAAGTAGGGGCGGTTATTGGCTCATTGCCTGAGTTTATGAAGCCTGCCTATTGGGCAACTGTTACAGCGGTATATGATACGACAGGTGGTGCAACCTATTCTCCGTGCGCCGTTAATATTGCTTGGAATGGTGATATCATTTGTCAAACAAAAAGAAGCGCTTCCAGCTTTATTATCATTAACGGGATGTATCTGTAGAAAGGGAGAAGGTGAAATCGTGAAATGATATGCTAAGTAACTAGGTTTGGTTTTTGAATAAAATACGGCTTTGTTAGAGAAGAGCTTTCTAGCGAATCACAGCGAGGGGGGTTGTCTCATATGATATAGAGGTCGCTGGATTCAAATCATTAAAGGATGTGAAGGCATGGAAGATTTACAAGTGAAAATAGATTACTTAAAAGCAGAACAAAAGGAAATCATGCGAGATATTCGTAACTTAGAAACGCGGACAACGATAAACGAAAAGGATATTTCCACAATCAATAAGCAATTAGAAAAAATTAGCATGAATACCACATGGATTTTACGAATTGTTATTAGTTCTGTAATCATGGCAGTGTTAGGATTGGTGCTAAAAGGCGGATTTTAAGATAATTGTATGTATGCAAGGGGGGACAAGGGTCTCTCTTTTTTTTTGGAAAGGAGTTGAAACACATGAGCATTGAAATTGGTGCACTGATTGCCGTCCTGTCACTCGCTATCAGTTATTTTGGCTATGCACTGAACAAATCAAAATCGATTAAATCAGATGGACAACAGAGTGCAGAAGTAAAAGCAGAACTGGGATATATCCGGAAAGGAGTGGATGACATACGCATTGATTTGAAAGCCAGTGAAAAACAAATGGTAGCACTAGGAGAACGGGTTACGAGAGTGGAGGAAAGTACCAAACAAGCGCATAAACGCTTAGATACAATCGAAAAGGAGAATGACTAAACATGAATTTGTCAAAAGAAAATATTAAAAAACGATTCCGCAACTGGAAAACATGGGTTGCGGTTTTTTCATTGCTTGGTTTTGTATGTACGAAGTTTGGTTTACCAGAGGCGAAAACGTTCTTAGATGAATTGGCGCCGTATTTGTTAACCGTAGGGATTGCTTTAGGAATTTGGTCAGATCATGAAGGAAATGAGCAAGGGGATGTGGAGTAATGGCTATATATAGTTTACATGGTGGTCACAATCGTATTGTACAAGGTGCAAACTGGGGGAATAGAAAAGAACACATCATGGATCGACAGATGAAAGATGCGGTTGCAGACAGGTTACGGGCACTAGGTCATACAGTGTATGACGATACGGATGAAACCGGCTCTACGCAAGCGCAGAATTTGAATAATATTGTAGCGAAATGTAACTTGCATGATGTTAGCTTGGTCATTTCATTCCACTTGAATGCATTCAATGGTGTTGCTAATGGCGTCGAGGTCTTATACTACGACCAACAAGCGCTAGCTGCTAAAGTTTCAGCTCAATTATCGAAAGATATCGGTTGGTCTAATCGTGGTGCGAAAGAGCGTAAAGACCTTGCTGTACTTCGAGGGACAAAAGCCCCAGCTATCTTAATTGAATTAGGATTTATCGATAACGATGCGGATATGGAGAAATGGAATGTGGATAAGATTGCGAATTCAATCGTATACGCTTTGACTGGACAAATTGTTACGGGCGGTTCTAATCATAATGGTGCGGGTACATCTACACAACCATCTGCCAATGGTGTAGGTGTCGTGACAATTACAGCCGATGTATTGCGTGTTCGTACAGGACCAGGAACGAATTATGGTATTGTGAAGAATGTGTACCGAGGCGAACGATATCAATCTTGGGGCATTCAAAATGGGTGGTACAATGTTGGCGGAGACCAATGGGTGTCTGGAGAGTATGTGAGGTTTGAGAGATGAATTGCACAATTTTAAAGGATACACATAGTATAACAGCAAAACAGCCTATGTGTATGTGAAAGGAAACAAGGAGGTTTGCGCCTCCTTGTTCTAAAAATGAAACATTTCTTCAGATATATCTTCTTTTATAATCCACTCTAATATATCAGGTAATAGCAGGATGGTGACTCCGAAAATAACCCCGAAACCTAATCCTAATAGTAGTGAAGTTCTCAAGTAATATCCGATGAATAACCAGATGACAGCTAACAATAGCAATAAAAGTGCAATAGGTAGTTTGACAATCAATTCTTCTCCTCCTCATATAGGATGTTTCATATTTAATTATAAGGATTAAGGAAGATGAAGTGTATTGAAAAAATAAAAGGTTGAATAACGAAAAATGGGGGATCCTAACGAGACGTAGGGAATTATAAGGAAAAAAGCGAGTCCCCCTAAATAAAGAGAACTCGCTTCATATGGAGTGATCATATGAGTAAAGCATTATAAGATATACTATCCCCGTATAGGTGTTCTATACTATGTCTATGTAGTTATGGGGAAAATATGATAATAAAAAACAGAGTATACGTAACCAAGGTGTACTCTGCTATAGTGGTTTCTCTTGAACCACCATATATAGAAAATTATGTTGTGTAGCTAAAAAATGAAAAAGCACTCCAGGGTGGTGAGGCCGGAGTGCTTTTTCTGTGTATAGAGAGGCATCATGCCAGGAGCAATTTATTATATGTTTCTAGAGTGCTTAATATGCTGTAAAAATAAAAAGACGCCTTCCCCTCCCTAAGTAAAGGCGTCTTTCATATGGTAATTCTCTAGATGACATGTATAGTATATTCTATATTAGCGGAGAATAGAACTTATTATTATTGACTGTTACATTTCAATATAGTATATTTTTTATGAAATTACTCTAAATGAATTGTTATAAGAAATCCGTTTCCTTTTGGAGGCGGATTTTTTGTGTATATCCAGAAATAAAGAGCCCGCTGTGGAGTGAGAAGAAGGGGCTCTTCGGGTGAAGAAAATCGTTGATGTTTTCCTCATGTGGTATAAGCATATGCAATAACGTGTGAAAATATGTAAAAGGCATTCCGAGGTGCTGAACCAGAATGCCTTTTTGTGTATGCCTAGCGCTGGGAGTAATAGAATATATGTGCTGAGATGTGAAAAAATGCCACAACTAAAAAAGAGCAATCTCAGGTTGGGAGAGAATGCTCAATCGCTTATTAAAACATTTTACGGAAGTCAGCACTATAGGTATATGATTAATGAATCTGAAATAGAACAAAAAAACACCTTCTTCAGTTGAAGGTGTTATAAATGGAGGTAACGCTTTGAATCATAAATAGTATATCCACTAACGTGGTAAATTAGAACTCGTTATTGACGGGTATATTTAAATATGGTATATTCTAACTATTCCATTTTATAATTGAATGGTTAACCTGCAGAGAGCCGTTTCCTTTTGGGAGACGGCTTTTTTGCATTTACATATCCCAAAAGTCATCTGCTTTTATTCTAGGATCAACTTCTCGAAGGGTTTTTAATATTTTTTGCATTGTTTTTTGAGTAGGTGACCTTTCAAAATTATTAGCGAGTTCTCCAATTGTATTTCTTCCTAGCCCTGATTTTCGTACAAGCCATTCTTGTTCGATATTATGTTTGTCTAAAAATTTTCCTAGCTTTGTCCGTTTTTTTCCTAAACCCCACATCATTTTCACCTCATTAATTTATTACATACAGTCATGTCCACTTTTCATTAAAAATAAAACCCCAAAAATGATGAATATTGTCCAAGCCCTCCACAATATGATGTATCAGGGTGAATTACCTTGGTAATGGACATACCAGTTACCTCAAACCGTACCGTGGTAAAAACTGAGGTTGCTACCATGGTAAAACGAGCATGTTTTCTTTGGTAGCTACCATGTTTTTAACCACGGTAACCGAACCATGGTAATGGGTGCTTCAAGTCGCATCATACCTACATTTCTTCATTCTGTTAAAAAGGGAGAGGGAGCAATTGTGTGGAACATCAAAAGAGCATCGTCACAAGAAATGTGTGAGTATTGTAAATGTCTTTTGTCGGAATGGTTATTTTGGAGAGGGAATGGAAAGAAATATTGTTCGGAATCTTGTGCGGAATACGATAAAAAATAACAGGAGGCTGAGTGGATGTTTATGAAAAAACAAGCCATTCCCTTTCGGGATTTTATGAGTGAATCATATAAAAAGAAAGAGATGCAAATACAGAAATATCATGCATGGAGTCCATTAGCATTTCTTCATATGTCGGATGCGATCGTAAATACATATCTGGCGTTAGGAGTAATGGGAGGGGTTTTAATTGGAGGAGTCCTGTTAGAAAAATATCTTGTGCAAAACGATTCGATAGCGGCAGCCAAATTATGTTCGGATGTGATGTATTATGGTGTTAAATTGGGCGGAGTGGGCTTCATCGCTTATGCATTCATTCGCATTGTCATCATGTTCTAGGAGGTTCTTCATGGGAATACTACACGAATGGTTTCAGAAAAGGTCTTTAAAACATCAGCTGATAGAGGTATTTCAAAAGGCTGGTTTATATACGGAGCATCAAACACGAGGCGGGAAGATCCCAATTTATCCGAAGATTCATGATGTATCTTCCACGACAGAGCATGTGAGATATGTATTTACTGTTCCAAATGGATTAGACCCGCAGAGTATAGAAAAGAAATGGTTTTGTTTTCAACAAATACTGGGACGGAATGTAGCAATTGAGGGGAATATTAAGAAGTTTGTTCTTCATGTATTTCATTCTAGCGCAGGATTAGAGTCATATACGTACAGCTATAAAAACTGGCAGCCGCAATTAAAAAAATATCGTCTTCCAGTTGTAGTTGGTCGAGACCAGTTGGGCAAAATGATTGTGTACGATATGGTGGATGCAAATTCACCACATCTCCTCATTGCGGGAGAAACAGGGAGCGGAAAAAGTAGTATGGTGCGTGTTGTATTGTCCACATTGATTCAAACCATGTTGCCCGATACCTTGCATTTATATCTAGGCGATTTGAAGAACTCGGAATTTCATTTCTTACGACGAGTCAAACATGTAAAAGAAGTATGCATGGAAGAACATGAAATGAAGAGCATGCTTCAAAACGTGTGGAATGAAATCAGGGAACGTAGAAAGCTCATGGAAGAATATGAAATAGATCATATTGACAAATACAACACATTACATCCCGATAAACAGAAACCCTTTATTCTGTTAGCGATTGATGAAGTAGCGATGCTACAAGATGAAAAAGAATGTATGGCGACAATAGAAAAAATATCGGCAGTTGGTCGGGCACTAGGTGTCTTCTTGATGCTGTCCATGCAACGTCCTGATGCAAAGGTATTAGATGGGAAGCTCAAACTCAACATGACGGTTCGGATGGGCTTTAAATGTGCCGATTCGATTAACAGCAATATCATGGGTACACCTGGAGCGGAACAGCTAGAGCAGTCAGGACAAATGATTCTAAAGCTAAATGGATTACAGAAAGTGCAAGCACCATATTTAGCATTAAACAAAGCGAAACAAATGATAGAATCGTATCGTGTACCAAAGGATAAATACATGATTTCAAATCAGCAACAAGAAAAAATTCCTGTGTTTGGAGTGTTGAACCATGAAGAGTAGAGATCAAGCCATTCTGAAAGATTTACACCGTTTTCGATGCATGTCCCGTGATGATATTATTGATTTGCATTTTCAAGGACTCAAGAAAGCTGTTACGTGTTGTAATGCAGTGATGAAACGATTAAGACGGGACGGAAGTGTGGAAGCAGAGGTTTCCCAGCAACCATATATTTATTTCCCGCAACCGAGTACACTTCGAAAGGCAAGTCAAAAGATTCCGCATTTCCTCGCTATTGTGGATGTTTATAAACAACTGTTGCAGTACGAACAACCGAAATTATTTAAGGTTGAACCCAAATACAGTAAAGCATATATGGAACCTGATGCATTCGCAATCTGGAGACAGTCCCCATTTTTCATCGAGGTCCAACGGTCTATCTATAGCCAAGCGATGATGAAAGAAAAATTGAATCGATATGAAGCATATTTTTATAGCTTAAAATGGCAACAAGAACCATGGCAACCGAAGCAAGCAAAATATTTTCCATCCCTTCTCGTGATTACAGATACACACTACGACATCTACTCGACAAATTTCCACGTATTTCAGGCGAGATCGATTCATGATTTTATGAATCAAATAGCGATTCGGAAGTAAGATTATTCACCAGTCATTCGCAAAAATAACGCATTACGAGCATCAAAATTTGTCTTACGATCTGCAAGAATATGTATCTCCCTAAAGCTATCGATATAGTTATAGACCATATGTTTAAACGTGCGTGTAAAGTAGCCAATCGGATTTCTCATCAACGTACCGTTATGCTCATATCCATGCGTTTTAGAGAACAGGACAGAAGAAGCATTCGCAAGAAGGTTGTGGAAGATATCTGTATCCGCTAGTAAACTACATTTCTTGGCAGCCTTTTTCGCGATGTTTCTCGCATTTTTGAAAGACTCATTAATCACTTTTGAATCAAAAGCATGTCCTAATCTCCCGCGCATAGATGGTGGTACACGGTAATCGATGAAATCTACATCATGTTGAAAAGATTGTGCAACGTCCTCTTTACGTTTATTTATATTTTTACTCTTTTGTTTTAAGGTTTTAGTAGTTGTTTTTGGGGTGTGACAAATTTCAGCATTTTTAGCTGGTTCAGGTGTGACAAGTTGTACGTCTGTATGAATAGGTTGAATCACAATAACATTACTCGTTTGTCTCCTATCGCTCTTACGTTTCATTTCGAGTTGTTTAATAATACCAAGGGATTCTAAGTATTGGCATACACGAATAACTGTTCTGCGGCTAATATGAAGTGCGTCCGCAATGTTATTTTTGGTTTTAAAAGAAACACCAAGGTACTTAGCGGAATAGTGGTGTAAATGATCGAGTACTGCCATTTGGTTTTTATTTAATTTATATTGTTTTTTATACGCTCGCACAGTGTCATTTAATTCCTTGAGAGTTTGAAAGGATGTTAAGTTTTCGTATGTTTCTTCACTTGCAATAATTGAAATTACTTGTTTCTTTTTCATAAGGGCTCGTCTCCTTTGAAAATAAAAAAGCAACAGTATGCCACAAAATGTAAGCAAACTGTTGCTAGGAGACCCTTATGTACGATAAAATAAGGTACATGAAGAGTTACAGCAAGTGTTTGCCTAGTTAGGTTAGGCGGACGGTATAAAAGGTGCTCTAACACCTTTTATACACGCTGTGCTCTTTTATTTTTTATTAGTTTCATTTTGAATTTTTGCGGTAACAAAATGGCATTAAATAACCAGAAATATGTTACTATTTGTAAATTTGGATATAGTACAAAACTGCATGATATAGCTGTTTGCTGCGTTTTTTGGAAGATAAAGTTTTATGTATAATAGATTGGTAAGATCTAGTTGCCTCTTTTTTTCATAAGGAATTTTTTGTGAAAACTGTAAAAATCATAAGGGGAGTATTGAAGTTTCGCTTTATACATCCCCTATCTTTCGGATACACTAAATAATATAAGGTTTTAAAGGAGGTATTTTTGC